AACAACTGGAAGACCAAGGCAAATAAGGATGTATGTCATCGCGATCTCATTGAGGATACATCCACTCGTCTTTCGAAGTTCAACTCGTTCATGATTACACATGTGGACGCACATACTGGTGGATCTGATTACAATAGCGTGAACAACGATATTGTAGACAAAATGGCTACCAAAGTCCTAAACCCTGCAGAAGAGGTCAAAGTGATCACAAACACACAAGTAGCCGTTGAAGGATTACCTCTTACTTTGATGGGACCTCCCGTCTCCGATACGTCTATTCATACATGGTGTCGCGAGAACTTGGATAAGATGGATAAGGCGGCTGTAGATGCTGCACTGATATCGGCTCTTTCCAAGACGGTTAAGAAGAAAGGGTTCGAGATCATAAAGCAGAAACTTCATCGATCAACACAGTACAGACTCGTTAGCGCCAATCATTTAATTGCTGAAGGAACTACAATAACTAAAGAAGAATGAGCGTCGTAGCATATCATTTCTGGTCTCCAACGTGCGGACCATGTAATGTGATCAAGCCGGCAATTACCGAGCTGAAGAAGGAGTTCAATATCCAGTGGGTGAGTGTGAATACTCGCGAAGACCCCAATGGATATGCCGGACGGTTTGGTGTGCATGTAGTCCCAACGATTGTTGTGACGGTCGTGAATCCGAATGGAACAATTAAGTCAACAGAGAAGCACAGTGGTACCCAGATGATCGGATATCATCGTATTATCCGTAACGCTATGCGAGCTCTTTCTCCCCAATAGCTTGGGTAATCAACTGACCATTTTTGTACAGATCCACAAAGTACGTCTCTTCATTTGGCACTGCACAATGATCTTTATTTGATGGTTGTGCAGCGTTCAGGCTCATTGAGATGGGCCCAGACGTAGACTTTCCTTTATTACTGAATATGAATGCATCGGTAGACCCGCTGAAATGTTCTGTCGTGAATCCTTGACGAGTTGTTACCGTTGGCGTAATATTATTATTACCTCCAATAGAACTAGCGGCTATCCAGTAGCCTATTGTACCGGATAAAATCCCGATCACCCAAGCACCAGCTACTCCCAACCATGGGATTGGCGGACACTGGGGTTGTCCCAGGATTACATACGATTGTGCTCCAGCAAGACACAGAACAAAAAACATCGGAACGAGTGCGTATAATGCTGTAGCTCCTCCCTGCCTGAATAACCCATTCAGGTAGTACCATCCAATCGCGAGTGTAAACACGATCACCGACGGAAATAGGCTCGTACGGTATGTTGGATTCCAAAACAGGACAGGTATGTCGCAAATCCCTTCATAAGGGGCTGCTGCTTCCATTAATTTAAGATGTCTTTTAATTTTCAAATTGATTACTTAGCACCGAACAGTCTGGTATATAACAAAACAAACGGGACTTTCAACTTTGAAAAAAGGTACGTGAACGTACCGCTCGTTACCCCATAATCTAGTATGAAGTTCAATCCTACAGCCGAAGCTCCTACAAGCACAGGTATAATCAAATCCATAGCTTGTAAGAACATCGCACAGAAAATGGCGAACCATGCTAATGCCATCGGCAGAAATACCACCACTGTTTTGGCAATATTCCACATAAGTTTGGCATTATATTGTCCTGCAGGCTGTGCTTTTGAAGCTATGATTCCGCCTACAATAAATAGGACGAATACAATTGCAACTTGGACGCCAGCAACAACAACGTATGACTGATCCATTGATTAATCCCAAGATACAAAATAACGCCAAACTACAAATGAGCGGGTTCGCCAACAGTGGTAAATGGGGCGGTACATGCTCTGGCGCAAACCAGAGTCCCATTAACCTATCACAATCCATCGCAAAACCGTGTGATATTCTGTGTGATCTCGTGATGGATGAAGGATATGTTGGTGATGCGGGCGTGTATATATTTGACATGGGTCTTGTTTTATCAAGTCAGAGTCTGGGAACTTGCAAATACAATGGTGAAGGGTATTCGTGCGAAGCACTGGTTGTCAATCACCCAAGTCATCATACAATCGAGAACCTCCAGGCGGACGCCGAAGTCACTGCGCTCTTTCGTAACCCTACTGGTAAGCGTTTGTACATACATTCGCTTGTTCGAGTCAATCCTTCACAGACAGACGCGAGTCACTTCTTGAATGCGTTTATTCCATATGCTCTTCCGAAACAGTACGTTAATCTAAAACTCAATAACTGGTCTTTATCGATGATGGTTCCTCCGAACGCTTCGTTTTATTCCTATAAAGGTTCCCTTCCTATCCCAGGGTGTGAGCCTGGTCAATCAATTGTCTTTAGTTCCATGATCAATATTGATTCCAACGATTTTGCTCTGTTAGTGAAGAACTGCCCCGCTGGTTCACGACCGATTCAGCCACTCGGTAATCGCGAAATCTTCTTCAATAGTGGTGAACAGTTACCTGGTGGAAACATGCCAAAAGACGGAAAGATTTATATGCGCTTACATCCTCGTAAGGATGACGGTGATAAGAAAAAGGGTAATAAGGTTGTCAAGCCAGTCAATCAAGTTGATATTTCAACCACACAGGCGGTTGAACAGAGCAAGGGGGGATTGTTTGGAAGCATTTTCAAATGGACGCACGACCAAGCATCGGTGAACGGTTGGTTTTCTATTGTGAACGTTGTTCTCCTACTCATTTCATTTGGAGCGGCCGTATACTTTGCTTACCTTTACAGCGATCAACTATCGTCCCTCTTGATGCTCAATGACAAAGCGACTGATCTTGCCCGTTATATTCGGTCGTTAGTTGGAGTGTCTGTTGCTAAATTGCGTTCCACATCATTTGCCGCTCCTGGATTTTTTTCCGAATCGTCGTCTGGTCGTTCATCACGTTCGAACTCATTAAGTCGTGGAGAAGGAAGCCGCGATCTTCTACCCAATGTGAACAATCCTCTGACTGCAGCAATAGGAAGCACGCCGTCACGTGATACGGGGTTAGCCTTATCAAAAGGACGAGCAAGTCGTAGCTTACTACCTTCGCCCAGCGTATCTCGCTCCAGTTCACTGTCACGAAGTGTAGGAAGCCGCAGTTTAGTGAAGAACAAAAACGATCCTCTGACTGCAGCAATAGGAAGCACGCCGTCACGTGATACGGGGTTAGCCTTATCAAGGCAGTCAAGTAGCCGTAGTTTATTACCGAAAGAGAACGCTCCAATCGAAAAAACTGTGGCTAAAATGACTCCAGATACTCCGGTAGATGACTTGATTCCAAGCCGATTATCGAGTATGTTACCTTCAAGTCGCAGCATAGGGTTTACTCCATCCCAATCGCGCAATACAACTCCTAAATCTTCATCGTCATCGAGTCGTAAATTGAGTTCAGGTCCTACACGTATTCGTAAGAGTTAATTCCTCTTACGTTCGTCCCAATACGTTTCGTGCTCTTCGAGCTGATCATCCCATGCTGATTCGTCCTCTTCCTCAATAGGGGCATCATCATTATCAATAGCTTCCTGAACCTTGTCACGCTTAACCTTGATCTTTCGTTCTACCGTCTGCCAGCCGTCGTGCTCGATTGCGGGTTTGGTGTCTGGTTCAATGTCAGGCTCTAGTTCTTCAAGTTCATATTCGTCATTCTTACCCTTCCACTGTTCGTGGTATGAGTACCTTGACCTCGTCGTAGGAATCGTAATTTCCTTCGACGCGGGAATCGGTTCTAACCTGGATGTTTCCGTAATTTTTGAGAGAAAACTCGCACCTGTGAACGTATTGATTGGCTTTCGACTAGGTACGAATGTAGGGAATTCTGCGTCAACAATCTTAACGTCCTTCGTTACTGGTTGGGGTTCCTTGCGATTGCGTGCGTGTGGTGGAACGTACGACATATTGGTACGATAAGTATTTATTATAGGAGAAAATCCGTTTTAAAAACGAACTTACATGTGTTCACTAGAAGAAGAGTAAAGATGACGTACGGTGTTTCTATCGCCGCAAACGGTACCGTGTCAGACATTCAGATCCCGGCAAAGACTGCGGATGTTCTTGAATGGATTCGAAAGAAGTATAAGTCCACTGAATTTCAGTTTCAAGGAAAGATCCAGGATCCTCTGAATGAAACCCAGTGGCTTTCAATCTTCGCATGCGCATGTGATAACCCAGACTTGATGAATAATCATATGCTTCCTTCGCCATTTGATGAAGAGACGTACTCTGGGAATATTGTAGTCCTCGCAACGGAGTCAGACGACCAGGATCAGTATGATCTTCCGATTGCAGATTACAAGAATCTCAAAGCGTCCGACTACAACGCTCTGTACCAAGAGTGGACGTTTGCAGACAACGAAGAGGAGGGTGATGCCGAAGTTGTAGAGGACGAAGACGAAGAAGACGATGGAGAGGAGGAAGAAGAAGAGGAAACTCATCGTGAACTCGTTCATTCTCGTCCTATTCATACAAGGTCCAAGAACGTGTTTGTAGATTGCGCCATCCGCGATAAGGTTGTGGAGAACTTTACTGAACTTCTTGATGCCGAACTTGCCAAGACACTTGAAGAGTCAGTTCTACATGTGATCAGCGATCAGGCCCTGAAGGAAGGTATTGATGTAGATTGGACCAATAAGGTATTTTGGAGCATGTATCGTAGTCGCGCAATTTCGATTTACGAGAACTTGCGTAACGGATATGTCAAGAACTCCGAGAACTGGATTTCAAAGTTGAAGTCTGGAGATGTCACACCACGAGCGTTTGCAGAAATGACTGCGGTCGATATGTGTCCTTACCGCTGGAAGGCATCAATCGAACACTTCATCGAAGTTGAGAAGAAGATGTACTCAAAGAATCAGAATGCATCCATCTTCCTCTGGTGTTCTCGGTGCAAGAAGCAGGCTAAATGTGATTACTATCAGCTTCAGACACGGTCGGCAGATGAGCCGATGACAACGTTCGTGACGTGTCTTGAGTGTGATCGTCGGTGGAAGTTTTAAGTGGGTTCGATATAGGTTGCTTAACAGTAATTACAGAATCGGACGGAACTAATACGGTAGGTCGTGGACTGCGGTACATTGGATCAATTAATGCTTCCGACATCTTCCCTTTCATTCCTCCTATGAGAGGAGAATCAAGGTCTGACGGATATACGTAAATAGGATCTAGGCCGTTCGTGATTTCGGGTTTGGTGACTTCAGGGGTCGTACTTCCAAATCTCGTCTTAAACACTTCAATGATTGGATCTGGAATTTGTGGAGATATTTCAGCTAAACGCTGGGCATCATCACGTACGATTTTTAGCATGTCTTTCGCGGTCATGCGTTCTGACCGAGCTAGCGCTAACTCAATCAAAATAAAACGGTAGAGCTTTTTGTATGATATAGCCGCTATACGATGAGATTCCGATCGTTTAGCCCAAGAGAAGTAGCTTGCCACAGTGCCTAAAATAGCGACAGACAATGTCGTAACACCAATGATCGTGTTTGCTATTCTAGAATCTGTGATAACGGAACTGACACCAATTGATGCTGATCCAGATAGTGTAGCCATTACGATAGACGGCAAGGTAATGTACGTGCTAAAATGCGAGTACCGTTTTTCCGACCGATCATGTAACCATGAAAAGCACAACGATCGCTCACCCTCTTCTGCTATAATCCTTTCTAGTTGAGAATTCCATGAGACAACACCCAAGTTGTCATCCATTGTAAATTTGTGAGTAATAATTAATGGTTCGTTGGGAGCTTCGTGATAAGCACCCAACTACATCCTTCGGGAAAATAGTTAAACGCCATATTGGTGCGGCAGACGCAGACAACGTCGATCGTATGTTGAGTGCATACGAAGCTCTGTACAAAGGAAAGTACAAGTCTCCCGAGGATATTCGTCGGTCGTTCACGAACGATGGTCAGCCTCTTTTTACGTCGGAACAGGCTGCATCTATATTCCGACAGATCAAGAAGCATCAGACGGGAGGTGAGCAAGTTGAAAATATTGTGAATAAGTTGGGATCAGATCTCGTCGATATGGCTGCCGGGATTACGCAGCCTGCACCTCCAAATGCTGCAGTGCAGGGAGCTGTAAAATCCGTCCAACTATTTATTCGCATGATAATTCCTTTCGTATTCATCTTGGATACAGTCGAAAAAACTCCTCTGTTTGGAGACCTTATTGGCGCATCTCTCGATGTGACAGCCGCTACTCTCCCGGTGATTGCATCTAGCATTCAAACATTCACGCCAGCCCTTGTTGGTCTCATCCCCCTTCCGATGGCAGGTTTGGTAGGAATCTTCCTCGGATGGTTGTTTTCTATGTGGTTCCTGTGGTTAGCAGCGGTGATTGCTATGTCACGTAAAGATTTCGGATCAGCCGTGGAAGCTACATCTGGCATGGTTCCTGTGATTGGACCGGCACTGATGCGGGGAATGAAAGCGGTAGAAACAATTGGAACAAAGTTCTATAACCGCTCGGACCGGATTTCCCAGTCTATTTCACACGCGTATGGTAGCTTGATGGGAGCAGTTGAAAACGCCAAAAATACTGTGAGTGGTATGGCAGCTGCATCCAACTTTAAAATGCCGTCGGCCGCAAGTATTAGCCAAACAGCCAGAGATGCAGTAAGAGTACCTATTTCAGCTCAAACCCCAGCTCCTGTTACTGCGCCGAGTAAGGGAGGTAACAGTAAGCGATTTTCAACGAGGAGACATAGTACACACAAATGTCCGAAGACGCGACGGAGCAAGTGCGAACGGTCCTGAAGGAATGGGTAACACTTGATGATCAGGAACGATCACTCCGTGCCCAGATCAAGCAGATCCGAGATAAAAAGACCCAGACTTCCGAGCACATTTTGAAGTTTATGCGTGACAACTCTGTTGACGATTTCAAGCTTGAAGGTCAGGGAAGCCTGTCCCGGTCTGTGCGTACATCTCGTCCTCCTCTTCGCCGAGAACAGATTCGGACCCAGCTACTTATTCAGTTTGCCGACCAACCCCAGAGGGTAGCTGACGCTCTGCGGTCTATTGAGGGAGCTCCGGAAGGCGATGATACACCTCCTATTGGCACCCAGCGCGAACTACTTGTTCGCCGAGTTCCCCGAAAGCCGTAAGATAGCTTCTTTTGCCGCCAATTGTTCGGCCTGCTTCTTTGTTGGAGCAGTTCCAATACCGAGATGATTTCCCCGTTCGTCTACGGCTGCCATCGTGTACATATTTGTCGCCGCAGAAATCACAGCGTATCCCGGAGTATGATGAAACTTGGCCTGGTATAGCTTCTGCAGTTGTTCCTTGAAATTCCGATTGTTCATCAAGATCTTGGGGATGTCAATATAGGATTCTACCAAACAGATTACGAACGAGTACATGATCTTGAAATCGTTACCGGAATCGGTCCACAAAGCTCCAAGAAATGCTTCTAGGATATCTCCTAGTTTCTTGAAGTTTGCCCTGCCCGAACATACATCTTCATTATGTCTTGAAATAATGTAGAACTTATCCAAACCAATTTTCTGACTCAATACTCCCAGCATTTCGTTGCATACAATTTCCTTCTTCAGATCAGTCATGAATCCTTCGTTCTCTTCAGGGAACCGTTTCATGAGATACGTAGATACACACGCACCCAGAATTGAATCTCCTAAATGTTCTAGTCGTTCATATGACTCATCAAATAGACCAAGACATTCCCTGGGCTTATCTGCTAGTTGAGCAGGTTCGCCTGTTGGAGACGTGTACTCCGTCTTCTTGACGTACGACGAATGAACCATCGCTTTCTGGAACAGTTCAGTGTTTGTCACTACAAACTCGCATCCGTGCTTCGAAAGAATCGCTTGAATATCCGGTTTGGTAAACAAGCGATTTTTTGAGTTGAATGGATTGTACTGAACTTGCATATCTGGGTTTACTATGTATACCTTTATACGTTGAAGTCCGTTTTCAAGAAAAAACCTTTTCAGGTTGATGAACATCGAACGCTATTTAATCATCCCTCTCTCCTGGGACCGTTCGGGTAAAGCTGAACTCATTCGCAACAAGAGTCTGCTTCTTCGTGTCAACAATGTACTTCACCATTCCGTCTGCACTGATGTTTCCAGATGTGGCAAAGTATTGGGTTACAAGATCCTTGAGATCCTTTTGAGATAGAGACCAAGGCTTCGTCCACTCATTGGGACGCTTGAACGAGATTGTGGATCCGTCCTCTTCAAGCTTGATCTTCTTGATCTCATTGAACTTGGGATCCTTGATGATATCTGCGATCTCCATCTCTACGATCTTACGAGCATCGCGCTTTTCATAGACTTGCTTATTCAGATCACGAATCTCGTCATCGATCTCACGGTACTGCTTAATACAGCTTTTAAGGTCATTCATTTTATTTGACTTATTCTCGTTAGAAGATTATCCGTTTTCAATACAATGTACTTCGATGCACGCGAAGTAGAAAACCTGCGTAAGGTTTTCAACAAAGAACACCGAGATACTAAACCTATTCGTGCTGGAGAACCAGCGGTTGTATGGAAATCAATTCAGAAACGGTTGCAGGAAAAATGTGATCATTCAACTGAATGTATTATTCTTTCGTTGATGTCCAAACCAAAAGCTCCTGGGTCTTGGCGATCAAACCCAGAAGAATGGTTATCGTCTACCGACATTGACGCAATCGAAAAACAGTACTCAAAAGTGTTTACTGAATATTATTATGTTGGATCAGTACCTATTGATTTTGATAAGAAGTCAAGTTTAGGAACTTGTTTAGTCAGTTCATTGTGCTCGTTGGATATCAAAGGACTCTACAATAAAGGATATCGCCAGATAGGTATTGTGTTTAATACTGACAAGAGTACTGGTCCAGGCGAACACTGGATTGCCCTGTTTTGTGACATTCGTCCAGAACTTGAGTATCCTCGTATCACGTACTTTGATTCGTATGGCGAAAAACCAGAGAAAGAAGTTGTCACATTAATGAAACGATGGTCACAAACATGGGAT